ACGCTCGAGAACTCTTCCTCACCGCCCTGCTGATGGCCGAACCGTTTGAACTGCAAGAACCCGCTGAACAAATGGAAGTCCACTCCCTGCAATATACGGGGTTTGTGGTGCCGCCTGGGTGGTATGGCTTCGTGCCCGCCGCAGGAATTGGCATCATTCACCGCGCTGGCGTGGACGAGGCCGTGGGGTTGGCCGCACTGCATCAGTTGGGATCCCCGGAAGCCTCCAGCCGCAGTCAGGAGTTCGACGGGCGGCGTCTGGTCCGCATTAACGGCGGGTTCATCGTTCTCAATTTCATGCGCTATCGCGACCGGGATTATGGTGCCGCCGAACGGATGAGACGGCTTCGTGCGCGGAGGAAAGTCACTCAAGACGTGACGGCGAACACGGAGGCGTTACACCGTAACGTGACACAGGCAGAGAGCAGAGTACAGAGAACAGAAGCAGAGACAGACGTACCGAAGATCAACCCCCCTCGCATTCGCTCGGATGGCTTCAAGGGTTTTTGGGATGCGTACCCACGGCATGTGGGGAAGGCGTCGGCCCTCAAAGCCTGGGCAGAGGTCAGTGGGGCGAATCACGCCGTCATCCTTGCCGCGCTCGAGGTCCACAAGACAAGCCTCCCGTGGACGAAGGACGGGGGCCAATTCATCCCGCACCCGGCGACGTGGCTCAACGGGCGCAGATGGGAGGACGAGGTTGAAGCGGCTCCACGGCCCAAGTCCCTCGGCCCGGATTACGGGGCGTATACGGACTGGCGCGAGGAGTGCGCCCGGTTGCACGGGGGGCGGTGTAGCAACGTCACCTTCCATGCGGCCAAGGTGATCGACGTATGACAGCCAGAGGCGGTGCAGTTCTCGACCTCACCCCACCCGCCGACACCCTGTTCGTGTTGACCTGAGTTCGCGGTATGATTCGGCTGACTACGACTTATGCCTCGAGGCGGTAAACGTATCGGCGCTGGCGCGAAGAAAGGCGTCATCAGGCAAGAGACACGCGACAAGGCGATGGCCCGTGAGGCACTCCGGGCCATCGTGGATCGCGAGATGGAGGCCCTCGTCTCCGCGCAAATCAAACACGCGCTGGGCCTGAAGTATCTCGTCGCTCGTCACAAGCTGTCCGGCAAGTTCGACAAACTCTCCGAATCCGAAGCCGAGAAGCTCCTCTCAGGCGGCGAGAGTGACCGCGTCGTCATCGAAGTCTGGGAGAAAGACCCCAGCGTCCAGGCGTTCAGCGACCTTATGAACCGGGCGCTCGACAAGCCAATCGACCAAACGCCAGCTGTCGCCGTGACCGGCACTCTCAAAGTGATCTGGGGTGGAGACTAGCGGATGCCCTTCGCAGCGGCTCAGGTGACTGAGGTCTATGTCGGGTATACGCCGCGCCCGCTCCAGCGAACGCTGCATAAACTCTTAGCCCCGACGCATCGCTTCGTGGTGGCCGTCTGTCATCGAAGGTTCGGGAAGACCGTCCTCGCGATCAACCATCTGCAAAAGGGTGCGCTGCAATGCCCATTGCCGCGACCCCGGCTGGCCTACATCGGCCCCACCTATCGGCAAGCGAAAAGTGTGGCGTGGGATTTCCTCCAGGCGTATGCGCGACCCATCCCTGGTATCGAGTTCAATCAATCCGAGTTGCGGGCGGATTATCCGAACGGCGGTCGCGTCACGTTGTATGGCGCGGACAATCCCGACAGCTTGCGCGGCCTGTATCTCGATGGCGTCGTCCTCGATGAATTTGGCCTCATGCCGTCGAACGTCTTCAGCGAGGTCATCCGTCCCGCTCTCGCGGATCGAGGCGGATGGGCGCTCTTCATTGGCACCCCAGCGGGGAAGAACCAGTTCTACGACATCGTGCAACAAGCGAAGCGCGATGATGCCGACTGGGCGTTCATTGAACACAAGGCCAGCCAGACCGGCATTCTGTCGCCCACGGAATTACGCGCGGCTCGGTCGGTGATGACGCAGGACGAATACGATCAAGAGTTTGAGTGTAGTTTTGACGCCTCTGTGAAGGGCGCGATCTATGCCGACCAACTAGCGGACGCTCGCGCGTCGGGTCGGATCACGCGCATCCCGTATGAGCCGACACTGCCGGTGGACACGGATTGGGATCTCGGGGTCGGCGATGCGACCGCCATCTGGTATACGCAATCGCTGAAGACGGGCGAAGTGCGCGTGATCGACTACGACGAGGGGAGCGGCGAGGGTCTCCCGTATTACGCGGGGCGGCTGAAGCAGAAGCCCTACAGCTATGGCGTCCATTGGGCACCGCACGATATCCAGGTGCGCGAGTTCACGTCCGGGCGCTCGAGGATTGAGACGGCGGCATCGATGGGCATCACCTTTCAGATCCATCCGAAGCACAGTGTCGAGGATGGCATCCATGCGGGGCGTCTCATCTTCCCGAAATGTTGGTTCGACGCAGAGCGGTGCAAGGCGGGGCTGGAGGCGTTGCAACATTATCGGCGCGACTACAACACCCGACTGAGCGAGTTCAAAGCCATCCCGGTTCACGACTGGGCGTCTCACGGCGCGGATGCGTGGCGCGGGTTCGCCGTGCGCCAGAAGACGCCCATCGCGCTGTCGCGACAGACGGCCCCGCCGCCGATCACGGGGTCGAACGCGTGGCTGGGGTGAAGCGGTGCTACACTATCCGCGCATGATGGGCCGCGTGTGACGTCGAATCTGAACGCGTTGCATACGACGGCCTTGGAGCAGTTCCGCTTCGTGGCCCAGGCCGAAGTCGAGCAGCGGCGGTCGGAGATGGCCGCGCTGCTGTTTGAATCCGGCGACCAGTGGCCGGAAGACGCGAAAGCCTCTCGCGCTGGCGTCCCGGCGGATCTCGGGATGCGGCAACCTGCCGTTCCGGCGCGTCCGATGCTGACCATGCGGACACTCGACCAACCCCTCGCCCAAATTTCCAGCATGGAGCGGGCGGCAGACCTGAGCATCAAGATCGTGCCGAAGGATGGCAAGGCCAATAAGAAAACCGGCGAGGTCTTCCAAGGCTTGTGCCGGTCGATTGAAGCCGACAGCCATGCTGCGGAAGCCTACCAGTGGGGGTTCCAGCGGATGCGCTCCTGCGGACGGGGCTACTGGCGCGTGAACAAGACCTACGCCTCAGAGGCGGGCGGGTTCGACCAGGTCCTGCGGATCGAGCCGATTGAAAACGGGGCGTCGGTCTATCTCGACCCGATGCCGCGCTGGCAATCGGGCGGCGGATTCTGGGAACCCGAGTTTGGGTTCATCACCGAAGACTTGTCGGCAGCGGCCTACAAACGACGCTACGGCGCGTCGAAGTTGGCGACGGCGACAGACAGCGAACTCCTCACGGGCATCGGGGACGAGACGCGGGGTGATTGGATCATCGAGGGCGAGGCGGGGAAGTATTACCGGACGGCGGAATACTTCTATGCGACCTACGAGACCACCACGGAGACGGACGAATCGGATACCACGCTCACCCGCGAGATTCGGACGCGGACGATCATGTGGGCGAAGATGAATGGGATGGAGTTCCTCGATCCCCCGCAAGAGTGGGACGGACGCTACATCCCGATCATTCCCGACACCGGCAACAAGTTCAACGTCGGTGGCCGCAAGATGTATGAAGGCATGGTGCAGCCGAACATTTCGCCCTGCCGGATGCTGAATTACATGGTGTCGGCGGCAGCGGAAAAGATTGGCCTCGCGACGTTGTCCCCGTGGCTGGGTGTGGCGGGGCAGTTTGAAGGGTTTGAAGGGTTCTGGGACCAGGCGAACACGCGGAATTTCTCCAAGTTGGAGTACAACGCGGTGACGCCATCCACGGGGCCGCAACTCTTGCCGCCACCGACGCGCAACAACGATGAACCCGCGATTCACGCGTTCGCGGAGATGATCGGGCTGTTCACGAATTTCATCCGGTCCACGACCGGGGTGCCTGACGCCGCGCTCGGCCATGTGAATCCGAACGACAAGAGCGGTCGAGCGATCATGGAATTGAAACGCGCCTCAGAGCAGGGCGCGTCGAATTGGCTGGCGTATCATGCGCGGGCGATTCGGCACACCGGATGCGTATTGGTGGACTTGATCCCGCACGTCTATGACCGTCCTGGTCGTGTCGAACGGATTCTCGGCATCGATGGGACGCCGCAGTCGGTGATGCTGAATGCGCCGTTCACACGAGACCGCGAAGGCGAACCGGTCGCGGCTCCGGGTGGGATGCCTAGTGCCCAGCCGGGGGCCATGCCCGGTGGACCGGCTCCGGGGCCGACGCCGATGGGGCCGATGGCCCGCCCTGCGCCCGTGATTGAACAGCATTCGCTGACCGCCGGGCAGTATTCGGTCGTCGTGGATGTGGGCAAGAACCAAGAGACGCGTCGGCAGGATACGCAGATGGGCATGGGCCTCCTCGCCCAAGCGGTGCCGCAACTGGTGCCGCAATTTGCCGACCTGTGGGTGGCCTCGATGGATATCCCCGAAGCGGACGCCATCGCAGATCGGATCAAACCGCCGGGGATCGATGGGCCAGACGCGTTGCCCCCTGAAGTGCAGGCGCAGTTGAGCCAGCTGCAACAGGCGTTGCAGGAGGCCACGCAGTTGGCCGACGAGCAAAAGACGAAGCTCACGATTGCGGCGTCGGCGGATGCGACGAAGATCCGGATTGCGGAAATCCAAGCGCAGACCTCGATCACGACCGCTGAAATCAAGGCGGGCATGGCGGATATGGCGAACCAGATCCAAGTGCTGTCCACGCTGATTGGGACGGACCAGCAGGAGCGGCTCTCCGAACGCGAAGGAGCCGAGACGCTCGAGCAAGCCGACCGTGACCAGGCGCAGGTGTCGCAGCAGCAGCAGCATGAGCGCGAGATGGCCGAGTTGGCGCAGCAACAGACGCTCGAGCAGGGCGATCAAGCGCATCAGCAGGCGCTGGAGCAGGATGCCCAACCGGCTCCTCTTGACCCCAACGCCGAGATGGGCGCAGAATAGCGGCACCGTATGAGCGTGAGCCACGAAGTCACGGAGAAAAGCGTTACGGTGACCGCGAACGCGCCGGAAGCGGAGATTCGCGAGGGCGCGGGGTTTGCGCCGGTCGGCGAGACGCCGCCGGTCGTGACGCCGCCCGTCGCGGATGTGGTCGCTGCCGCCGCACCGGACGCCGAGACGGTGATCGACAGTGACCGCAACGCGGATGGCACATTCAAGCCGAAAGCGGATGTGGGGGGCGACCCCCGGAAGTCGTTCCAGGCCAAAATCAACGAAGAGCGACGACTGCGCGGAGATGCGGAGCGTCGGGCGACGGAGTTAGAGGCCAAATTAGCGGCTGGGACGTCGTCGAGCGGCGCGGCGGCTGGGAAGCCCGCGCCAGTTGACGCGCCGAAGCCGCCCACCTATCTGGAGATGGTCACGCGGTATCAGACGCACCCGGACTATCCCCAATTGGACGATTTCGTGCAGTCGGGCAGTTTTGACGACCCGTATCACGCGTGTGCGGTCGCCCAGGCGGCGTTTTTGTCGGATGCGCGAGACTGGGAGCGGTCTGAATCGCGGCGTGTGGCATCAGAGCGCCAACAAGTGACGACGCGTGTGGAAACGGCGCATCGAGAGGGCGCGGAGAAATATCCCGACTGGCAGACGTTGTTTGACTCCGACGAAGCCAAGGTGGATCTGCCCGCCGCCGTCATTAACGAACTCTACAACGACACGACCCCCAGCGCGGACCTGATCCACCATCTCCTGACGCATCCAGACGAACTCCGGTCGCTGGCGACGGTGGAGGATCCGATTGCTGCCGCTCGACTCGTCGCTCGACTGTCCGCGAATATCCCTGTCGGCGTCTCTACGGCACATTCCGGCCCCGAGAGTACGCCACCCAAACCTCCTGTGACTCGGGCGAAGCCGCTGATTAAGCCGGTCAGTGCCTCGCCCTCTGCCCCCGATGCGGTCAACCCCGACGACCTGCCGTTCGGCCCCAACTATGTCAAGTTGACGGCGAAACAGGACCGTGCGTGGAAAGACGCGCATCGCGGCGTGTAGGGAAAGGCCGGAATGGCGAATACGCTGATCACCCCCACCTGGGTTGTGAAAAAGGTGGGCGCTCTCGCAATCAACTCCCTGAAGTTTGCGAACAACGTCACGCGGAAATACTCGGCAGACTTCAAGGCCGGGGGCGCGAAAGTCGGCGCGACGTTCAATCTGCGGCTCCCGCAGCGCTTCCAGACCACGAAGGGTCAGGCGTTCCAGCAACAGAACATCACCGATCTCGTCGTGCCCGTGACGATCACGGACCAGGCGAACGTCGGGATCTCCTGGTCCACGTTTTCTTCGACGCTGGAAATCGAAGAGGTCCAGAACCGCTACATTCGACCAGGGGCCGTGCAACTGGCGAATACCATCGACTTCGACGGCCTCTCGCGGATGACCAACACGGTCTTCCATGCGGTGGGCACACCGGGCACGACCCCGACCACGTCCCAGACGTATCTCGATGCGGTCACGAAGCTCCGCAACGTGGGCGTTCCCGACGAGAGTCTGGTCGCGATCCTGTCGCCGAACATGAGTGCGACCTTGGTCGCCAATATGCAGGCGTTGTTCAACCCCGGTAGCCAGCGCAGCGAGGACTGGCGCAAGGGGCAGTTCGGGTCGCGCCAACTCGGTGTCGAAGACTGGTACTACGACCAGAACACGCGTCAGCGCACCACGGGATCGTTCACCTCGGCCACCCCGCTGGTGAATGCGACGACCTTCACGGAGGGCATGACCACGGTCGTCACGGACGGCTGGGCCTCGGGCGCGTCCACGCTGGAAGTCGGCGACATCGTCACGTTGGCGTCGGTCAACGAAATCAACCCCGAGAACTACACGTCCACGGGTCAGTTGATGCAGTTGACGATCACCGTCCGGTCCACGGATACGGCGGGCGCGATGACGCTGACGTTCAGTCCGGCACTCACGTCCGTGGGGGCACTCGCGAACGTCGATGCCCTCCCGGCGAACAACGCGCCGATCATCCCGCTCGGGTCCACCATCACCACAGGATCCGGCGCGTTGACGGCGACGGCGACTCGTGAAGGTCTCATCTATCACCCCGACGCCTTCGTGCTGGGCTTCGTGGATGCGGATGCGGACCTGCCGGGGGCCGATGTGGCGATGGTCAGTGACGGGCAACTCGGCTTCTCGCTGCGGTATGCGCGGCAGTGGAACGCGTCCACCGACCAGAAGATCAGCCGAGTGGATTGCTTCTACGGATGGAAAGAATACCGTCCGGAATGGGCCGTCCGAGTCGAAGGGGGAGCTAGCTAGTCATGGCAAACAACACCACTCTCGCATCGGCGTGTGGCATCAACGATCAGTTCATCATCGTCACGTCGGCCACGGGCGCGTTGACGGGCAATCTGATCTGTATCGACTCGGAGTTCATGGCGCAGTCGGCGGCGGCGGTCGGGACGCAAATCCCCGTCCGACGCGGTGGACAACTGGGGTCCGCGCAAAAGGCCCACGTCATCCTGGCTCCGGTCCTGTTCGCCACCTCGGCGGAAATCCCGGTCGCGGGACCGGGATCGTCAACACCCATTTCGGTGCCACGCAAGCAGATCGTGACGTATTCGGTGACCGGGGCGATTACGCCGCCGACCATCGATACGCTGATCATGCTGGACAAGGCGACGGCGTCGGCGATGACGCTGGCGTCCCCGGCAGCGGGCACCCCGGATGGGATCGAAGTGACGATCTACAGCAACACGGCGGCGGCGCACACCGTCACCTACACGCCGGGGTTCAACGCGGACACCACGTCATCGGACGTGGCGACGTTCGCGGCGACCAAAGGCAACTCGATGACGATCTTGAGTTCCGGTGGCCTCTGGGGTATGAAGTGCGCGTCTGGCGTCACGCTTGCCTAATGGCGTGATCGCCATTCCCTGCATGGTGCAGGGGCGCTGGTCGTCGTTTTGGTCCAGCGTGGCGTCTCTCGAACTCCCTCCCGGTGTGGTCATTCGCACCGGGAGGGGGTGTTCTCCCGCCGCCAATCGCAACGGCTTGATTCGCGAGGCGCTGGCGAGCCAGGCGTCGTGGATCTGGTTTTTGGATGACGATCTCGTCTTCCATCCCGATGTGTTGCGCCGGTTGTTGGGGCGATTGGACGACCCGGAGGTTGAGGCGGTCGTGCCGCTGAGTTTTCAGCGACAACCGCCGTTCTTGAGCCTGTGGTTTACCCGTGCGGTGCCGGAACGGTCGGCGATGATCGAGACGTTGCCGCCGCCGGGGCCGCTGGTGCCGTTAGCCGCCGCGACGTTTGGCGGCTTACTGATCCGCACGTCCGCGCTCGAGCGGATGCCGCAGCCGTGGGTGACGATTGGGCAGATTGGACCCGAAGATTGGAACGACGACTTGTTTTTCTGCCGCCAACTCGCCGTCGCGGGCGTACGATTGTGGGGAGATTCGACGGTGCGGATCGGCCACACGACGGACATCGAAGTCTGGCCGCATTATAGCGAGGATACGGGATGGGCCGTCGTGTTCGCACGAAATCTGACGCCGTTTGTGATGCAGCCGTGGGGCGAGTCTCCACCAGTACCAGACCCCGTCGCTATTCCGTAGAGGAGTGGATATGCAAGCCGTCACCTTCAACCGCGCTTATCCGATCACCAAGAGTGACACCGTCAACATCGTCCTCCCCAACAACGCGAGTATGGGGGCCATGTGGGTCGGGGGCGCGGGGATTGTCCTAGCGATCTACGACGACGACAGTCAGGCGCAGTTCACCTGTGTCGCGGGGACGGTCCTGCCCATTAGCTGCAAACGGGTGCAAGCCACGACCACGTCTGCCACGCTCATGGTGGCGCTCTACCAGGTTTAAGATGCGCCCGGAAGCCGTCGCGCCACGCGCCGAGTGTCCCGACCCCAGCCGCTGGGAAGCCCCCGACAAGTGGGCGTCGGAAGTCGAGGTGTCCCGGTTTCTCGGGGCGCTGACCGCGCTCCTCAAGCCGACCCTCGTCGTGGAAACGGGGACATATCACGGCGACACCGCCGCCGAGATTGGCCTCGCGTTATCCGTGCTGCAAGTGGGCCGCTTGGTGTCGCTCGAGGTGGACCCGGCCCGTGCCGCTCTGGCCGACGTGCGGTGCCTAGGGTTGCCGGTGACGGTCGTCGCGGGTCCCAGCCTGTCCTATGTGCCAGCGGGGCAGATCGATCTGCTCTTTCTCGATTCTGACTTCCCGATTCGGATTGACGAGTTGATCCACTTCCGTCGCTGGGCCTCGCCCCGGTGCGTGATTGCCCTCCATGACACGGCGGTGACCTATCCGGGGTCCGACATCATGCAGACGGCGATGCGCGGCGTGGTCGCGTCCCACATGATCGAGCCGTGGCTCTGTTTGCCGACCCCACGCGGGTTGGGCTTGACGAGGTATCGATGAAAATCGAAGGCCGCACGATGTTGTTCAAGGCGACCCGACTGCCGAACGGGCAGAACGTGTGCGTGGACATTCACGCCCTCGCCGCCACCACGCGCATCGTGAGTACGCAGCGCGAGTATGAGATTGCGGTGGGGCAGGGGTGGTCCGACCATCCCGTCGAGGCGATGGCGCGTCTGGAGTCGGCGCAGGACGCCGTCTCGACGGATGCGGCCATCCGCGCCTATGATGACCAGCACATGAGTCCGAAGGCGCTCGAGGAAGCAGCCGAGTCGGATCAGGCTGGGGGGTTCCGACACCAGCCAGCGGTGCCGGAAGGCCCGAAACGACGAAAACCGAAGACTGAGAAGGCATGACACGCTGGCTGCTGTCGCCATTGGTCGTGCGGGCGCGACCTGATGATGACCGCTTCGCCCACGATCTCGCCAAAGCGATCCGCCGCGCATTTCGGCAAAAGGAGTAGCCATTCACATGACACTCACCCTCGCGCAACTTCAGGTGCTCAAGGCCGCGATTCTCGCTGACCCGGCGTTCGCCGCGCAACCCCAAAACTCGGACGGGGCGTTTGCGATTGCGTTGGCGATGAACCTCTCAGCCGTGCCGGATTTCTGGGTGTGGAGGACCGCAGTCGGCAAAGGTGAACTTGTACAGTCCACGAGCGTGGATGGGACCACATTTACCTGGGTGGGGAATGGATTCATTACCCGCAGCGTCGGGGAACAGACTGCGTGGCAGGAATTATTTGGGGATGGGGCGTGTAACCCCTCACTGGCGTCAGTGCGGCAGGCGTTCTTGGATATTTTTTCTGGCAGCGGGAATGCAGCCGCGAATCGCACCCACTTGGCGGCGATGGGGCGGCGAGTGGCGACACGGGCGGAACAACTCTTCGCGGTCGGCACGGGCAGCACGGCTTCACCAGCGCTGATGGGCGCAGAGGGTGCGCTCACTTATCAGGATGTGGCACAGGCGAGGAATAGCTAATGGCAGCCGGAGACGTTACTCAGTTATTTGGGGCCGCGACCGCATTCACGATGACCTCAATGACCTCGCTGGCGACCTCCGCGACGTGGATCGCGGGTGCGGAATCGACTGCGGTCATCACGGCCAATCCGGCGGTGGATTATTTGGTGGCGTGTAAGATCACCACCGGCACGACGCCTGTGGTCAATACGGTCATCAACGTGTATATCTATGCCGCGCAGGACGGGGATGCCCCGACCTACCCCGATGTCTTCGACGGCACCGATTCGACCGAATCCATTGCGACCACCTATGTGCGGGATGCCGTCGTCCGCTACGCCGCCTCCGTAGTGGTGGATGCCACCTCCAATATCACCTATTGGATCGCGCCGTTCTCCGTTGCGGCGTTGTATGGGGGTGTGCTACCGAAGCGGTGGGGGATGTTTGTGGCGCACAATACCGGGGTGAATCTCCACGCGACGGGGAGTAACCACATTTTGACATACACGCCGGTCTACTTCAACGTGGCCCAGAGCTAATATGTCCGTCATCTTCGCGGCGTTAGCCAATAACTCGGTCGGTCACGGCTCGGCGCTCCCAGCCTACACCGCTTGCACGGCGTGTGAGTGGGTCTACCCTACGGCGTTGGGCGCGGCGAATCGGTTTTGGGTCCATCTGGCGGCGGGAGGGAACGTGCCCCGGTTCGTCTCCGACGCAGCACTGACAACTGAGTTAACGGTGTCGTGGCTGAAGCTTCTCGGAGCGAACACGCTCAGTTATAAAAGCAGTAACGCGAATCTCATCGTCAATCAGTGGTATTTCTTGGCGGTGACGGTGGATCAAAACGGCACGCCGGGTGAACTGGTCAAGTTCTATCGGGGCACCCCCACGCTTGTCGCCGAACGGCTCTCGACTGGCACCCAGACGGATGGCAGCGATTACACGAGTAATGCCAACACCCCGTTCTGGAAGGGGAGTTCGTCAACCTCACAGGTTCCAGGGGTCCATGCGTCGTTTATGTTTTGGCCGGGAGTCGTCCTGTCCCATGACCAAATTATGGCGCAGCAGTTTGCCCGTCGTCCGATCTGGGCCGGGTGTCAATTGGGCACCACCTACAGCGACGGAAACGGTCGTGCGTGGGACTATACGGGCTATGGGAATCACGGCCTGATGCAATCAGCCGTCCTGTCTTCTCCAAACAATCCCCCATTTATGCTGCCCCGCACCAACCGCCGTAAGTGGTTCGATGTCGGGACGGCAATCGCAGCGTCGGCGTTTCCCTTTCGCACA